CGTTCTTACGCTTTATTTCAAAACCAAATAATTCTGCCATTCGATTAAACTCCGTTTAGATAAGGGGGAGATGATTCTCCCCCAGTACCTTTATTTATATACGACTTAAGAGGTCGTATTTGACTCCCAGTATTGTACTTGTAACTCAACCGTGAACTCTTCGATCTGGTTCTCACTATCGTAAGATACTTCGATCGCAGCCACATTAGTTGGGAAAGTACCGCGGAAATCGTAACGCTTAATTACTTCGCCGGCTTTATTGAGTTGTTCAACAACCATATCAGCTTGGTAATCCGCAGGATTAGTCAAACCAGTATTGTTATTGTGTTGGTTGATACCATTCATCCAACGCTCAAATGCATTACGAGCAGCAAAGTTAGTGTCGTTAATAACAGTAATAGTCCATGGTTCGAATGTTCTATCACCAGCAATCTGTAACTGTCTACCACGGAAAGGTACCGGGATAGGATTGATTACAGATGAAGGCAATTGAGCAGCCTTACACATGAACGATGTTAATTCAACGTCACCACCTGCATAAGCAGGAAAGTTAATAGTAGCTTTAAAGAGGTTGGAACGTGCGCCACCACCAGAAAGCTTCGCTTTAAAATCATCTACGCCAAGAATTGCCATTGTTCACTCCTTATTGACCGATAATTTCACTGAATTCAACGCCAGTTCTTGTAGCGATGAAGTTAAGCGAAATAAAGTTAATAGAACGAGCCGGCTTGATGTAGATATCAGCAACGAATTCGTTAGCATCAATAACCTGTCCTGTGTTGTTAGTAGTGTCACAAACAACCTGGAAGTCAGTAATACCACGACGACCTTTGACTTCTCTTAGGAACGGCTCTACCATGTTACGGAACATTGCTCTTGTGAACTCATCGTTAAATTCGAACAACTGATATTTAGCAGCTGTAGCAATCGCTTTTTCCAATACGATGAATAGACGACGAACGTTGATACGATCGAATGCAGAAGGTTTAGCTTGTGCAGTCTTGTCACCAAATAGGATAGTACCTTCACCAGGGAAAGTAACGATTGGGTTAACGCGAGACAAGTATAATTCATCACGTTCTGCTTTCTTAGGATTGAATGCAATCTTAGTTACACCAAGTAATTGACCTCTTGAGTAACCAGCAGGTGAGAACCATGCGTCCGCAACTGAATCAGTATTAGCACATAGACCAGCCATCGAAGATGAAGCAGGAATGTTAATATACTGATCGTTATACTTATCATAAACTTTAAGAGCTGTTGAATCAATTACTGCATAAGAAGATGAAGTAAGAGTATCAGCCCAAGTGATTACGTCGGCTTTAGGTGTAGTTGAGTTAGTAGTAGTTGTAGTAGCAGGTGAAACAAATGCCACACAATCCTTACGACCTTCAGCGATTGAGATAAGATCATTTGCAACAGTAGTTGCGTTTGAAGAACTAACAGAAGGCATGATCAACAATGAAATGTCGATAGTCTCTGCATCTTCAAATAGATCATAACCAGTAGCGATCTCAGAAGTTCCTAATGAACCTGAGTCAGCGCCACCAACCAATGAATCATCAATAGTTGTGTTACCACCAGATACTGAGTTAGCAAAAGCAGTAGTTGAATCACTACCAGCATTTGTCATCTCAGATGGATGATTACCCCACCAGATGTATTGTGATTGATTGTTGATTACATCTTTGTAGTAGTTAGAAGCACCGTCATTTGTCTTAGCATCTGAAGCTTGAGAAGCAAATGCGAATGTTTCTAGAATAGTACCAGCAGTACCTGTCCATGCACCATCTTCGTCGATTACAACGATATGAATTTCATCGTTTGAACCGCCTTGGTTTGAAACATAGTCAGAAGTACCAGGAGCAGCAGTAAAGTTGGACTTATAAGACCAAGCAGTAAATGCCGCATTAGTAGTAGTCTGTGTACAAATGGAAACTGCTAATGAGTTACCAAGAGCACCTGGATATTTAGCAATCCAGCGACCTTTATTAACTGCAACAGACAACGAATCTGCATCAGCAAGGTTACCTGTGATTGCGTTATCTAATGTGATAGTATTACCAGCAATTGTGTTGATTACAGAACCAGCAGCAATACCAGTACCAGATACTACGTCACCAACAGTTACGTTTGAAGCGTCTGTCACATCAATAGACGTATCGCCGATTGTGTGAGGACCATCAACAGTAAGTGTGACAGTAGAACTGAATGTTTGATTGTCATAGTCGTCGCGATTTTTAACAACTGTAGCAGTAGTCGCATCGTCAGTATTTGCGTTGCGAGCCGCAGAAGTAATTTCACGTACGACCTGTAAATTATTACCATACTTCAGAAAGTAAGCGGCAGTAAAGAAGTCAACAGCTGCAGTAGCAGTTGGAACTCCGAACTGATTAGCTAAGTCTTTCTCTGAAGTGATAGTAGTCGCTTCCTGAACCGGACCCCATCTGAAGTTACCAACAAAGGCTCCTACAGAAGTCGATACAGCAGGGACGACATTAGTCAGGTCAATTTCTCTGACCTGGACTCCAGGTGATACTTGAAAAGCCATTTTTAATCCCCTATAGATTATTGTACATTAAACGAGTTGTGAATCATAATACGGTTTTTTTCAATATAACTATTTATAAATAATTAAAAACCTAGAACAAGTCTGTGCTTCCTTGCACTGTCCAGACATCACCACCTTCTACAAACGTTTCAGGTGCATCAACATCGTTTTGTCCGCTTACTACACCAAATGGTAGTAAATCATCTTCAATTTGTTTTACTTTCTCTGCATATAACATATTCTTTAGATCTACATCAGTCATTTCACTAAAGAATGGTGTGGCTGTGAACCATCCAAATAACACCAAGTTCATCATCAGATCATCATGGTTGTTATCGGATGCCTCATATGATTGCCCTTTTGCCACAAACGTAGACATCTCAATAATAGTATCAGAGTCTACAATGTTTATTTCGTGTTGTTCAACTAAATCTTTAATATTAGAACAACCGATTCTTTTAACTTTCTTTGTCATGGTGACACCAACAGAGTTAGCTTTCACCATTGATTCTACAAATACATTCTCATATTCTAAATCGTAATATAAACCATTACATACCACAGATCCCTGATCATTTGACTCAATTATCACAAATGCTTCATTGTAGGTTTTCGCATACTTATAGATAATATCAGGTAAGAGCAATGGAGATATAAGGTTATCGCGATATACAGCGACCTGTTTGAAAGGCTTTACGCTAACATCGATTACGTTAAACGTAGAATAATCCATCCCTCGACCCTTCGCGACGTCTACAAATATCATGTATTTGTGGTCTTCTTCAGGCCTGTCGTAAACTTTAACACCGTTCTGGGTGTATATAGGTGTCCCCGCTTGAAGCGATAGCAGCACATCAGCTGAGATCAGAGTATTGCCTGTTCCATGGAATGTATTACCAAATTCTTGGTTAAACTGCAATTCTGATGTATTTGCAATTGTCTGCTTCTTCCATTCTTCATCTCGGCCTGGAACGTCCCACCAATCAACTCTGAATGGTTTAAAATCATTTGTACCTTGTACTGCACCTTCCCATATTTTATGGAACATGTTACCAATACCATTGGCAGTAGAAGTTACAATTACTTTTGTTTCTTTACCTGAAGACACCACCGGGTAAGTGGAAGTGTAGAACTCTGCGTCGTTTTCGACGAATGCGAACTCGTCCAAGTATAGGAGGTTGACAGACATACCACGGATGGAGGATCCAGAAGTAGCGGAAGCGATAATGCGGCTATTATTACTAAACTCAATCGAACCCTTATTTAAGGACTTACAACCTGGTTGAAGGAAGAAAGGTGTATTCTCAAGCATGAGTGTGATACGAGCAAGCATCTCACGAGCTGTTGCACCTTTGTTTGCTAGTACTGCAATTGTTTTCTCTGGATTAAATAATGCAAACCACAAGAGATATGCTACCGAGGAAATAGATTTACCGGACTGACGACATGCCAATACGATCGAAAATCTATTTTCACCAAAGTGTTGAAACATCTTCTCCTGATATGGATACAGGTCAAACGGAACTAGACCCTTATCTAGATGAATAACTTTGAGATACTTCTTAGCAAAATACGCAGGATCTTTCATGCATCTTGCATATTCGTTAATCTGATCTTGTGTCCATTGTTGTTGGACACCGTCACGCTTAACGTTAGGATTACCTAAGTAGCCTTCGGTATTATTGATTATCGGCATCTATCTCTAACTCTTTCATTTTATTCTGTAACATTCGCTGTACATCTGAAGTAGTTCCTAGATATACGTTATTCTGCGTCATGTTATTTGGAAGAGCCGGATTATCTGCCTTTTTAACGTCTTTCTTTTGTTTTTGCAGAGCCATTAACTTGTCTGCAATTTCGGCGTTTTGTTTTAACATATTTGACAAAACTTCAAAGGCACGGGGATGCTCAGACTCTCTAGCCAGTTCTAACATAAGATCAATTGCTTCTTGACCCTTGTCAGCTAGATTATAATATTGCGATCTTGCAAAATCATAATCGTCTTCTATATCATCCTTGCTCATAATCTACCTCATGGTGTAATTTGGTTGTCATCAGTAGTATCTATACCAGTCTCCGTTGATAGTGTTGAGGAGTCACCTTCTGCAACAACCTCTTCAATAAAGCCATAAGTTTCAGCATTATCAACATTCATATCAACCGCAGTAGTAAGGATCATGCCTTGGCTACCGACTCCTGTATAGAACTTAACGCGTGCTTCAAAATCTAATGTATAGACAATCGCACGACGGGTTTCAAAATCACCTTCATAGTCATCGTTCATTGCAACACTCTGAAGGGTAATAGGTACATCTGATTTGACATTCATCTCAGGAACATCATTAACAGTAATAGTATAATCTGGCTGGAAATAAGGAAGGATCTGTTCTAAGATCTGTAAGGCATCATCCTGATTCTTCGCAATAATATTTAATTGCAATCCAATACGATATGGAATAGGACCACGAATAGTCTTATACTTAGTTGAATCGTCTGGATCTTGAACTTTAATTACGTTGTTCTTTGATGTTGCAATAGATGAATCATACTGCAAGAATGTAATCTCAAAGGACATACGAGGTAATTTGATTGCTAGTTTAGTATCATCTAGCGATGTTCTCTCGGTAACACGTGCCAAGAACTTTTGACGTGGACCATAGGCTAGAGGTACTTTAATAGTCTGAAGTATTTTGTCATTTGCATCTTTCTTCTTTACTTCAAGATTATTGAATAGTGTGCCAAATGCTGACACCATTCTGCGTATAGATGCGTGATAAAAATGATCACCAAACATTACGGTTCTCCAAATGGATTGGATTCTGAGAAGTCAATGATTGACTCTCCTTCAACTTCAAAGTCTGAATTATCTGCATAAACGTCATTCGATAATCCATCGTCTATATCTGCTGCGCTAATAATCCAAGAAGCTGCTGAGTCAGTACCAACAATACGTCTTGTTAAGTCTGCGCTGAACATACGGTCTGATCCATCAGATGATGTGACTGCCACAACTTTCAATGTCGCTGAATTGCCAGACGGATCTAGAGTATATTCTGCAACTTCGGCAGTAACGTATAGAGTATTAGTAGTTGTTACACTACCAACAGTTGTATTGTATGTCAAACCAGTATCCTGTGTGACTGTCTCACCAGGTATAAAGTCACCTGAACCAGATGAAAGACTGATAACAGTCTGAGTAGAGAATCTCTCTTGAATAGAATCGAGATCTCGTACACCAGT